TTCTGGTACGCCTACAGTCACGGCGTCGACTTCAAGGAAACGCTAGACTTGCTGTGGGACGATGACACGCAGACCATTTGGGCATCGATCGTGTCGTTTTGGTTTGGAACGCAAGCCTTCAAAAAATGATTTCAGACAAATGTCTGACGATGATCAAGCACCACGAAGGTGTACGGTTTAAGCCGTACAGGTGCCCCGCTAAACTTTGGACGATTGGTGTCGGCCATGTGCTGTATCCCGAGCAAGCAAAGTTGCCACTCGCAGAACGCATGACGTATCAGTTACGCCCGGAGGATGACCGTGTCTGGACCGTGGAAAAGGTCGAAACGCTTCTCAAGCAAGATTTGGGACGCTTTGTTCGAGGCGTTTGTCGGTATTGCCCTGTTGCTGCTACTCAGCAAGGACATCTTGACGCTTTGGTATCTTTCTCGTTCAACCTAGGGCTTGGCACGCTCCAGCGATCGACTTTGCGAGCAAAATACAACCGCGGTGATATCGAGGGCACTGGAAAAGAGTTTCTAAAGTACACAAAGGCCGGCGGGAAAGTCCTGCGCGGCCTTGTGAATCGACGCAACGACGAGCGCGCGCTGTTCCTTACGGGTTGACGTGATACGGTTTGATCTTGCCGATCATGTTCGTGTTGAGGATCAACGTGCCGACCTCGAAGTGGGTGCCCATCTCCGGGTTGCGGTAAACCTCTTTGACGACGATGAACTGCTCGTTATTGATGGTCTCAGCCAGTTCCTGCACCGAATTCACGCCTTCAACTTCGCCGATGACGTTCTGTACCGGATACCCTGCCTTAGACGGCAGGTTGAGCGTAAAACTGAATTTCATATTTCGATCCCATTTCCCAAACGCATAGTGTATCCGTATTTGGCGATCAGCACGGCCTCGGCACGTCCGTCGTCTTTTTTGCGCGCAAACATCTCCGAGTAATTGGGGAACAGTTGCATGACGCGCTCGCGGCTGCCGTCCTTGCCCGTACGGACGCCCATACCCTTCTGCCACGCCTGTGGGGTCACCAAGGTCATGGGTATCTCATACGCCGCCAATACGCCTTCTACGACGCCCAGAGAGCGCCCAAACGAGAACATCGACGACACGCCCTGCCCGGGCATGGCCGAGACGCGCTCGACGAACGCCTGCGTGACGCCCTTGCCGGCGATCATGTCCGCGAGCAGCACCGGGCTAACCTCGCGTTTGGTTTTGCCGTTGCGTTGCAGTTGCACGGTTGGCATATCCATGACGACGATGGACTCGTTCAGCACGTCGAAGAAGGCGACAGCGCCGGAGAGGCCGGGGTCAATGCCGAGTATCATCATTTTGTAAGTCCTGCAGTTCTTTCAGTTTCTTGATGCAGAGCACGGCCAATTGGCCGAGGTGCAGGTAGCGCGTCTCGTCGATCGCGATCATTGCGTCCGGGTGAATCTGCTCCAGCGCGTCGATCGCCTCCTCGATTTCATCCATTGAGGCGCGCCTTCAATTTTTCGCGTAGGCGTCTGACCTCATCCTGCGCCGCCATGGCGTCGGCATTGGCCGCGCGCAGTTCCATCTGCAAGTCGTCAATTTGGGTGACGTACCCGACGATACGGCCGCGCAGTTCTGCAATTTCTTTGCGCAATTCAAGTTCAGTGTGTCCCATTCGGTCCCACTCCACGTCCCAACTATCTAGGACTCGCATGTTTCGGCCTTCCGCAAAAATGGCGGTATCCAGTCATTTTCTCTTTCCCGGGGGTACATTCCGTTGTCCACCCTGCTGATATCTTCGTTGATCTGGTTGACGCGGCGCATAGCGTCCCGCAGGTCCGCGACCAGTTTCTTTTTGAGTTCGTACTTCTCGTTGATGGTCATATTCGACCTCGTCGGTTCCGGGTTCATAAACGAAGTAGGCGCACCTCAAGTCGGCCAGCAAGTCCCATTTATCGCAAACGAGCCGCTCCTGTTTCCATACCGACCATCGGCAACTGCGACACGTCAACTTCAAATAATGCCCTCTTTGGCGAGTTGCGCAATAGTCCGCACCATGCCTTCAAGATGCAGCAATCTCACGTAATCGCGGTCGAGGTCCATGTTGGCGCGCCTGTCGATGGCGTCATGGCACGTATGGCACGCCCACGCTCCACAGAGGTCGCTGGTTGCCTTGATGCCCATGCCAGAGACCCCGGGGAGCCTGACGTGTGCGAGCACGACCGTCTCGCTGTTATGGCAGCACACGCCCGGGATGCGCACCATGCACTGGCGGCCCCGGGCTTGCTCACGCAGGTTTGCCGCGATCGGACTCACTGATACGTCACTTTGTTTTTCTTTTTGTACCACTCGTTGAATTCGTTGGTGAACACAATGCCTTCAATCGGATACGTGTACAAATCGCCGTCCGAATACTGGACAAACACTTTTTCACCAATCAAATTCCAGCAGCCAAAAAGCGTAATTTTTCCGCCACCGGACGTGAGGTATGCGATCTTTTTTTGCGGTTGATCTCTGCACGCTTCAGATGACAACACGATCTCGCCGCCATCCTTGTTAGGGAAAGACCCAATGATCTTGGGCTCGCCGGCTGCGCACGCCGTGCCGACAAATGCTGCGAACAATACAAACAGTTTTTTCATAAAGCACCTAAAGTAATTTTAAAAATTCGGAGCCAACTTCTCGCGTGTTCTCTGGATCATATTCCGTAGGTACCGCGATGTTCCATGCTTCGTCGTAATCAATGTATCCAAAAATCTCAACAGAACGCAGTTCAGGCATGATCGGCTTTGCGACAAACAGCACCAACCCTTTGCCTACTTGTTTACGCCTTACCGCCGCATAATTTTTCGTGCGTAATCGACGTACTTCAATGTTTGTACCAACGTCGGCCAGATGCTTGTATTCGCCGTGCTTCGACGCCGGCCATACCGAACCCGACCAGTACCGGTTCGCGTACTTGGCAACAGCCAACTCTGCAACGCAGGCAGCAACTTGTGCCGTACGATCATCTTCCATACGGCTTGCGTGATAGTGGGATGCATTCCCGCGGCTCCAGTTTTCGATGAAACGACGGGCACCAACGTGGGATGCCCATTCATACTCCCACGGCGTCAATTCAATAATTGGCCTATTCGTGGTCATAAGTCGGCTCCGGGATGATGATCCCCATGTCGGCAGCGCGGCTCTCGATGAACCCTATGTAATCGGAAAACTCCTGTTTAGTCATCTTGCTGCTGCGACGCGCAGGCTTCATGCGCTTGCGCCCAAAGCCCTCGACGACTTCCCATCCGAAACACTCGCCAAGGAAGAACTCGTGCAAATCGTTTGCAGTCCATCCGCGCAGCGCCTCGCCGCCACCCTCAAGGATGCTGGGGTAACAGACGGCCCAGAGGAACGCGTTCTGGGCGTCACTGCGCTTTGCCTTCAACTCCTCGATCGTGACGGTCCACGACTTTGCCGGGTCGAGGTCGCGAATCATGGTGTTGATTGCGCGAACCACGTCCGCCGGCTTCGAGTGTTTTGGGATGATGCGCTTGTTCATTAGAACGGCATGTCGTCGTCTTCAAACTGCTCTTCGTCCTGCTTCTTCAAAGCAGGCGCGGCGCCCTTGGGTTGGAACGGCGGGCTGATGATGAAACTCAAATACTTGTCGCCGGCCTTCGACGTGTTGATCCACACGCCGATCTTGACGCGACCGGTCATGTCGGCAGGAATTTCCAACTCACCGCGGTAATGCGGCTGCTGCTCGGTTTCCTTGTTTTTGTTTTTAAATGCCTTGCCTTGCGCCGGCTTCAGGTCCAGCGGTTTGAATTGCTTAAATTCAGGTTTCACAGTTTGACCTCCTTCAAAAATTTCACTTTAGCATCACGCTCCTCAAGGAACTTGATGACCTCTTTCTCGATATCCGCGATCAACTTGTCGTCGCGTTCCACCGGAACAATTAGCAGTTGCAATTCCTCCGGCACACGATCATCGAACGACACGAAGTCGGCCTTGACGCGCTGGGTGCAGGCGAGTTGCCACTGAATTTGCAGGTTGTAGTCGGATGGCACCTTGCGCGACTCGATGTAGTTGAAGTGCACGCTGGTTGTCGGGCACTTGAACTCCACGACCATGTCATCGCCCACGAGGCCGTCCGGGCTTGCGCCTGAACTGGCGATCGTCGGGTGATCCACGAAGTCGACCTGATCGACAAGGTTGCCGGTGCGAATGCTGTACTGCTCCCGGGCGACAGGCTCAAGTTCCGTACCGCGCGCCATTGCCGGAGACTGGAACCCTTCCGTGGGTTTGCAGGTCAATACCTCGACCACCAATTGCGCCATGTAATTTGCACGAGACGCCGCGGCGCCGGTTTTGGTCCGGGCCATGATGTCGGAGATACGGCTGGCCGTGACCTTGCCGCACCGCCGAGCATGCCATTCGGGGGTGCCCTGCATCACGAGCCCAAGTCCTTACGGCGGGCTGCAAACGCATCCAGCGCGCCAGCACGGTCATCTTCGGGCATGCACTTATAGAGCGCCTGCAGGGCTTCCACGGTCTCGGCGGCCTTGATGGCGGCCAAGATAGCGGCAGAAGGCTTGGACGCCTTGGCGGCCTTCTGCGGGGCTTGTGCGGGCTTGCTGGCCTCGTTGGCGTCGTCATCCTCGTCGCCGACGATCGCAGCCACGCTCTGAAGGCTGTAACGGCGGCAGTACGTGCCAGCCGATCCAAAACCCTGCGCGTCGGGTTTGGTGGCCGGCATCACGAGCGGGCCAAACTCCAGCCACTGGCCGCTGCTGTGCTGCACGACGGTCAAGCAGCCGACGCCGCCTTCGACCGTGGTCAATTCCTGCATGACCGACAGGCCATGCTTGGCGAACACCGGCACCACCGCGTTGCGGATCGCGGCCAGCGACGCAAACTTGTTTCGGAAATGCGGGTTCGACGAGTCGAACGCCGGATTCTTCATCTCGGCCTGTGCGGCTGCGAGGGCTTTTGAGATTTCGTTGGTTTGTTCAGAACGATTCATTGCAGACTCCCATAAATTTTTTGCAGTTCTTCGCGGATTTCTTGGTCAAGTTTATCGAGGGCGGCGTTGCCTTTCTGGATACGCTCGTGCTCGTCCTGCTCCTGCATTTCCAGATCTTGCTGCCACCACCACTGGTCACAGTTTTCCATCACGCCTCCCCTCGATACAGCGCGAGCACGCGGTCGTAAGCGCGCGTGACTTGCGGATAACGTAGGTAATCGAACGCCAGCGCCGACACCAATTCCTCGGCGTTTTCGTAATAAAACTGGGTCATGCAATCGACGCACTCGTCGTCGAGATGATCGGATTTGCTGACGTAACGGTTGCAGGTAAAGCACTCGCGAACGCCATCCGGCAATTCGTCATTGCGGTTGCGCTCGGCGTGGATTTCCTTGCATTCAAATTGAACTTTCATCACTGATCTCCGATAAAAATTGCAAATAACGAGTTAACTTAGGTAAACTTTACGCCCATGAGTCCAGAGTTGCAAGCAGTCTTTTCACGGTTCAACACGCAAATCGCTGTGGCTCAAGCCTTTGGCGTTACCCCGGCCGCTGTCGTTAAGTGGGTTCGGGCAGGGCGCCTGCCGCCTTTACGGCGGTTCCAGTGGCGCGACATGCAGCGGGGTCTAGGGCAGCGCGCCAAGGGCCGACGCGCCGCCCAGAGCGCCTCCTAGTGCGCCTGACGGCAGATACCGGCCACCAACTCGAACAGGCTGTCGTCGTTGCTGCGTGAGGGCTTGCGGTCCGCCTCGTACTCGGCGCGGAACTGCACGCTCTGCAGCACGTCAGCCGGCAGGTTCCAGACCTCGACAACGATCTGGAACGCGAGCGGGTGCGCTACGTTGTCCTGTTCGGTGTCGAACATGCTGACGAGGCTGACCGTGTCGATCTCGACCTCGTGGTCGAACAGCGCCGACAT